TAGGAAATTTATTATGGGCGTATTAAGCACAATCACAGGCTTTTTAAGTGGCGGTGATATTGTAAAAGATATAGGGGGTGTACTCGACAACCTCCACACTTCAGGTGAAGAGAAAGCCGAAGCAGAAAGAAAAATAAAAGAAATTTTAGTACAAGCTGAACAAGCAGCTCAGCAACAAGTATCAGCTAGATGGGAAGCTGATATGAAACACGGTAGCTGGTTATCGAAGAACATTAGACCAATAACATTAATATTCTTAACGATATGTTTCGTCATACTGAGTGTATTCGATGGAAACATACGTGAGTTCACAATCGGAGCAGCATATGTTCCCGTTTATCAAACGCTATTGATGACTGTATATGCAGCATACTTCGCTGGTCGTTCAATTGAAAAAGTAAAGAAGGTAACGAAATGATGGAAAAGGTAAAGAATGTAATGAAGGGAAATATTCCAACTGGGCCAGATTATGTCAATGGTGGCGATGGTCTACCGGATTGGATGCAATTTGTTATAACAGCTGGAATGTTTTTCGGTTTATTCTGGGTATTGTATTTATTGTTCCACCCGGTATTAACATTAGGTGATACACATAGAGATTTATTAAACATTATATTGGGGAGTTTCATTGCTAGTTTTGGTAAAGTTATTGATTTCTGGTTTAGAGGCGTTAAGAAAAAGGATAAGTAAAAAAATGAGATACAAATCATTTGATGAAATAATTGAAATAGTATTAGAACATGAAGGTGGTTATGTAAATGACCCAGATGACCCTGGTGGTGAGACTAATTTCGGAATAGCGAAAAGATCACATCCAGATGTAGATATTGCTAATTTGACTAAAGACGGTGCGAGAGAAATATACAAATCAGAATATTGGGATAAAAACAAAGTAGAAAGTTTACCTGAACAACTTCGACATATTTATTTCGATATGTGTGTAAATCAAGGAAGAAGTAGAGCAGGAAGAATAATTCAGAGAGCTGCTAATAATAAAGGACATGAGCTGTTAGTAGATGGAGTGTTAGGACCCATCACATTAGGTAAGATCGATAACGTTGAACTCGATAGAGTTCGTGCGTATAGAATTAAATACTATGCTGATTTAGTTACACGCAAACCCGATTTAGAAAAGTTTTATTTCGGTTGGTTCAAACGATCTTTAGAAGTTTAAAATATTAAAAAAAAACAGTTGCCTCATATGTGTTTTTTAATTATATTATAGGTAATGAGAATATACAAAGGAGTTGGTTATGAGTTTGACATCCGATCAAATTAGTCACAATTGGGAAACATTACACCAGTTAATTAAAGATACATTCGATGAAGATCGCATACAAAAGCTTAATACGATGTATGCTTATTTTCAAGATAGAATGATGCTCGCACCGGCCTCTGGTATTAATTATTATCATAATTGTTTTCCTGGTGGATATGTCGATCATGTTCTGCGTGTTATAGATTGTGCAAAAGATTTATATGAATTATGGTCAGTTAAAGGTGCAAATGTTGGAGGCTATACATCTGAAGAACTAATATTTTCTGCAATGCATCATGATCTCGGTAAGGTCGGTGATATGGAGTATAATTATTATGTTCCGAATAAATCTGAATGGCACAGAAAGAATCAGGGAAAGATTTACGAGCATAATCCTAAATTACATTTTATGAATGTATCGGATAGAAGTATTTGGTTGTTGAATCAGTTCAATATCAAAATGTCGATAAACGAATTACTCGGTATTAAACTCGCTGATGGGATGTATGAGGAGAGTAATATAAGATATTTTAAAGCATATACGAAAGATAATCAATTAAAAATTAATCTGCCGATAATTATACATCATGCTGATATGATGGCTATGCGGATAGAACACGAATCAACTATGACTGGAAATATCGAAACGACGACTGAGATAACGATTCCTAAAAAACAAAACAAAAAACAAACAATCAATACAGATTTGAAAAAACAATTTGATGAGTTGTTTAAATAATGGTATTTGAAATTTTAACAACCGTACTAGTTATTTTCAGTATATTCATATCATATATGCTGATGTTATGTTTAAGACGTGTAAATCAGTATGAGACCTTTATCATCACAATACAGGGTATTATCGATATAGCATCTCATAGAATGAAACAAGTAGATGCACAAGGTCATTATGAATCTGATGATGAGACATCGTTTTTCTTTCAGCAGTTAAAAGATATACAGGAAATATTAAATTCATTAATAGAATCAGAAACAAAGGAGTAACACTTGACTAAAAAATCAATTAAAAAGAAAGCAAAAAGAAAACCATATTTCAGCTTGGACGTCCAGGACGCAATTGTACGATATAATGCTGAAGATAACCCGGTTGTAAGGAATCAAATATATAGAGATGAAATCGCATATGCATTTGATAAGTTATGTGAAAATATTATCAATACGTTTAAGTTCTCATATTTCGATTCACATTTCGTAGATATAAAAAATGAAGTGATATCATTTCTTGTTCTGAATATACATAAATATGATGCGACAAAAGGATTTAAAGCATTTAGCTACTTTTCAGTAGTGGCTAAGAATTATCTCATTTTATTAAATAATGGCAATTATAAGAAGCTCAAGGTACATGATAGCATACAGGAAAAGTCTTATACTGTTAATAAAATCAAATATTATGATGATCATGATAGTAACAGTATGGTAAAATCTGATCTAGCGATTGAAATAGTAAATTATTTTGAGGATAAAATAGATCATATGTTTAAACATCAGAGAGATAAAGCAATTGCCTATGCATTGATTGATTTATTTAAAGAGGAGAATGAAATAAAAAACTTTACCAAGAAGAGTATGTATGTGTTGGTGCGAGAGATGACAAATGAAAACACCGCGCGGATAACAAAGGTTGTTAATCAATTTAAAAAACAATATAAAAAAGTCGTGCAGGAGTTTTACAACCGTGGAACACTGACGCATTTATTACTATAATATGCTGAAATTGATGTTAAAATTAAAAGCAACCTGCGGGTTGCTTTTTTATTATATTTTATTTTTTCATAAGATTGATATTTATATATGATAAACTGGAGTAATTTAGTATGAGTGATACTGACTATACAATATTTGAAGGAAAGACATTTCAGGATTTGACTAGAGATATTTATGAAAATTCTCAAAATAAAAAACTTCAATTAGACCTTCTGATACAGGAGCTACACGGGTTCATAACATCAATCGATGATGCGGTTGTGATCATGCCTGTGATAAAAGAAATTGTCGATGTAGCGGTGAAGAATGATGAGCATTTAGTTAAACTCGCTAGCGTGATACAACGGATAATATCTAAATCCATCGGTGGAGTAGATGATGATGCCATGTTATTAACCGATGCAGAAAAGGAAGAACTGATCGGCACTATGCAAGATACAGTGAATGATTTACAAAAACGAAGTGATGAAATGGAGTTGGTAAAGGGTAAAGCAGCTCCGTTTATGGAGAGTTAAATGGGATCGACATTTATATCGATTGATAAACTAGATTCAGAATCTAAGAAACTGTTTGGTGATACCAGACCACAGCCTGTTTATATGCAATTTGTTCATGGGATTGTTGGTGAAGTCATCACAGGACTTACCCATCCTGGTTATATCGATCCTACAACCGGTGTGGGCAATCCACGGAGAATAAATAGCATATATGCACTACCACATTACGGAACAGAAATTAAAAAACTCAGTATGTTGGATGAAACTAATTTATACTATCCTATGTTCAGGGGTATGACAGATGTCCCGGTTGCAGGTGATCAAGTGATGTTAACCACCATGGGTGGCGTACAGTATTATCTCGGACCAATCAATACAACAAATAGTCCGAATTGGAATATCGACATAGATCATTATACAAGAGCTGAACCACGGGGAACCGGGGGATATGAAAAGGAAACAACACAGAGAGAACAAGCTGGACTATCTAATGGTTTTGAGACCACTAATGTTAAGCGCTTACAAAAATTATTCAATACTGAACTCGATAGTCCGATTGCCACTGCATCTGATATTCACGGTGATATGATGTTTGAAGGTCGGCATGGAAACAGTATCAGGATTGGAAGCAGAGCTGTTGATCCGTACATTATAATATCAAATGGCCGTAGTCCTGACAGTGTTGTGGAAGGTATGAATGATGGATCGATATTCAGTATGTTTAATCATGGCACGGTGAGACAGCATTTCTCATTAGACGCGGAGATAGAAGAGGAAGCAACTGATGAATCACCAGCTGTTGTTGTACCGAAACCGTGGATGCTCGGCTCGGATGATTTTACAGATCAGACACCGAATCGTCTGATGGCTAGTTTAGTATCGTTGGTAAATAATGAAGAAGATACAAATAAACTGATATACAGTTATGGCGATCCCGTACAGGAGCCGATATCGATTTTTACAGATCAGATAATGTTAAATTCAGATCGCATTACCATTAATGCTAAACGAGAAAGCTTATTCTTTTCAGCTTTCGATGATGTCAATATCGGTTCAGGTAAGGATATCACGATATCATCAAATCAGGATATAGTGATCGATGCAGAGAGAACGTTTCTCGGAGCTTCACAATACAGCGAACCGACGCAAGGATTGATCATGGGTGAAAATTTGAGAACCATATTGGAAGAGTTAGTCGATACTTTGATGCAAGCTAACTTTCAATGTCAAGGGGCGCCATTGAAACTCGGCAGCATGGCTTCAGGTGGAGCTCCTGGTTCAATGGAACAGAAACTGAAAGGTATAAAGAATAAATTGACTGAAGGATCGAATGATTTTGTCAGTAAAAAACATTTTATAGAATTGAATTAAAGTTACAGGAGAGAAAATGAAAAAAACAGAATTAAAAATGATCATAAGAGAAATCGTAAGAGAAGAAGTCCGATTGGAACTCAGAACATTCTTAAAAGAATACAAAACTAAAATGATAAAGAAGCCAGTTAAATCGATAAAGAGATCACAACCTCGAGTTAATCAAAAATATTCAAACAACCCGACACTGAACGGTATATTGAACGAGACAGCTCAGAACACTGATTGGGATACACTCGGTGGAGATGTGTTCACTACACAGAATATGAGCAGTATGCTGAATAAACAATACGGTAATGGCCAGGTGACTGATGATCAGATGGTAGAATCGATGGGTGTGAGCCCTGAAACTGTTCCGGATCATATCACTGATGCGTTGACAAAAGATTATTCACAACTCATGAAAGCAATTGACAAAAAGAAAACCGGTGGAGCGTTATAAATGGCAACATTGCAAGAAGATATTAAACAGATTTTTTATAATTCAATCGGAGTGGATAACAGCAATCCAGGTAATATTCCCGAAATGGCTGAACAGCTATCTCAAGCTATTATCGATTGGCTGAAACGACAAGAATTTAGAATTAAGCGTATGAAAGCGACACTTGAAATTGATAAATTTAAAACTACTCAACCTATATTAGGTGATGTATTACCTTCTGTCTCAGTCACTACATCTGGAATAACCGGTATACCGACACCATCAGGTGGAGGTATCACACCAGGTACCGGTACCGGTACAGGAAATGTGGTACAAGGGACTAAGGGTGTAAAAGTTCCGGTCGATTTAAGTAAAGAAACCGGATTGATAGCATCAGGTCATGCATTTATCGGTCCACCAGCAGAAGGAAAACCGGATGCAGATACAACTGAAGAAGACAACGACTATGCTGTTGTGCAGATAGTCGATGGAGAAGAGGTAGCCTGATATGGCAGTTCGCGATACAACTAAAAAACCTTATATCGCTGATCGAGATGACAATATCTTTATCGGAATCGATTACCCGTTTCATAAATCGGACGGAGCTTAATGATATTTCTGATCGACTGAAACTACTATTAAAGCAGTTAAAAATAATATCAAGATGTTGCTGATGACAGAAAAAGGTG